AGCCCACAACATCGGATCGCTAAAACCATCGAAGAACAACGTAAAACAAGTACAGCCGAAGTCACGATTCGTGACGAGTCAGGTCGTGCCGCTCTTACGAGTGGTAAATTAGGCGCCGGTATCAAATTACAACAGTCAGGGGCGTTCTAATGTCTTGGTTCAATAGATTTTCGAACATCTTCGTAATCAAATATTAATCGTTGACCCGACGGCGATGTATAAGCCGCTTCACGTATTCTATCATTCCACGCCATTAGAACGCCCCTGAAGGTTGTAACGTAATACCGGTACCCAATTTACCACCGGTCACGGTGGCACGTCCTGACTCGTCACGAATCGTGACTTCGGCTGTACTTGTTTTACGTTGTTCTTCGATGGTTTTAGCGATCCGATGTTGTGGGCTTATCATCTGAGGATCGACGCCGTCTTGTTGTTTTTTATCTTCATCGTCACCACCAAAACCTAAAAATCCACCTACGGCACTCGTAACTGATTTCATTTTTTCCCATAAATCAGAGAAAAACTTCGACACCGGTTCCCATGCAAGCATTACAGCACCCGCAGCCGCGACAATACCTAATAAAACCAATCCGAGAGGGTTCGCCATTGCTACAAGATTGAATAATGTCATCGCAATAGTAACGACTTTAATCGCAAGGGATAACGCAACCACACCGGCTATAACTTTCGCAATAGTGGCGCCATGTCTCGATAAAAACGCGAATCCATCAGCTAATTTCGAAATTCCCTCTTTTGCTGATTTTACAAATTCGATAAATTTAGTCGAAATTAACTCTCGATTATTTTTAACCCATTCGCGAAGTTCACGCGCCATATCTGTAGCATGGAGGATCATTTCTTTAATAGTCGGGGCTAATACGCCTCCGAGTTCGGCTGCAGTTAATGAGATATTATCTTTTAACGTTGAAAACATGCCCGACGTCGTTTTACTTGAGATTTCCATCCCTTTAAAGAATACACCGCCTTTACTTGTCATTTTTTCAAATGCTTTAGTTAAATCACGAGTCGTAACCTTACCCGCGCTGATCATTTTGAAAAATGCGGCGTTGACTTTTGTACCCATTGATTCGGCCAATTCAGTAAAGATAGGAACGCCCGCTTCGCCGATCATGTTCAATGATTCCATATCGACTTTACCTTTTAACATGGCTTTAGTGAAACCACGGGTAATCGAATCGAGTTTTTGAGCATTACCGCCCGCAGTATCACCCATCATACGTAATGTTTTAATCGTATTTTGAATGTCGCCATTCATTACAGGGAGTAATTGACTAGCGGTACCGGCTAAATTTTCAAATTGGAAAGGTGTCGTCGCGGCTGTTTTATTTAATTCGTCTACGAGTTCTTTTGCTCGTTTTGCCCCACCTAATAACGGAGTAAATGCAGCTTGAGCGTCTTCGACTTTTGAAAATTCCCGGACCAATAACCCGACGGATGCAGTCAAGGTACCGATACCGATTGTCGCGAATTTTAAAGCGGTACCGGCGCCACGTTTCAAGCCTCCTATTACATCGCTAAGGGCTCGATTTGCAGTACGTAAACCGCGTGTCATTGCTCGAGTGAATTTACCGACTCGATTTTGCATACGAGACACGGGAGCGGTCAAACGATCCACCCCTTTAAAAACTGCCTCTATACTAAATCGACCCGCCATGGTTCACCCCTTCGGTTTCGTATGTTCTTTTATTTCACCACGTAACCCGTCATAAAAAAAACGGATTTGATGTGCTTTTAATATTCGGGCGTCCGGTAAACCCGAATAATCGCGGCATATTTGAAGAAACATTTCTTTATACACCACATTAAATACATTTCCGCCTTTTGGGATTTTCTCCTCGACACCATTACGGACGAGGAGAGTCCGAACTAATCCATTAAAAGCGCGAAAAGTGCCATACAAACTTTAATATCTGGACCAACTAATCCAGCAAATACGTTTTGATGTACTTTACACATGTTACCCATCATAGCAAATGTCGCGGCTACGTTTTGATTTTTCTTTTTACCGTCCACAGCCATAACAGACGCGCCCGATTGTTCATGGAATGTAATCGCTTCTTTATGGGTAGATCGTTCATGTTGAGGAGCGTAAACCGCTTCACCATTATCATTAATAACTAATGATCCGGCTTGTAATGCACGTAAAATCCGACGTTTTTGTTTTTCGAATCCGGTACGATCTTCATCATCCATGACGGAAACATCAACATCAAGATCCATCATTTCAGCAAATCGATTGAATTCCGCTTCCGCGACTTCAAGTGCGACGATTGGTTCTTTTTTATCACTCATAATATATGCCCTATTTTAAAAATGGCGCCACGCCCGGTGAAGGTAAAGGGATAGGGCTCCCGCGTGGCTTTGTGCCCTATTTATCGAACTTATTGTTTAGTTAATATGCCCGGTCCCATCAATGAAACAGAAGCCGTCGCATTTTGGCTACTTGTTTGCATTTCGCCTACGAGTTGGGCTGTACCTTGATACGTTAAACCTGACGCATATGTAATCGCAATCGGGAAAAAATCAGGACGATCGGATAATGCTTGTAAAAATTCATGATCCCCGCGATCGTCGTCGGATTCGATAGAAAGTCCATCGATTGAAAAAGGTACACGCGTTTTAATTAATCGCGCTGTACCATCACCGTTCGCCTGTACTTCGTTTTCGAATCCGCCTAATTTGCGTTGTGCTTCAGCATCAGCCGCGACGGGAAATTCCCGTCCGTCTAATGTGATTGATTCAATGCTTCCGCCTACTGCAGCCATGATATAAATCTCCTATAAATTAAAAGTTACGCCACGACCGTAGGCGTGCCAAAGAAGAAACCGAATTCTAAATCAATCGATTTAATATTTGTATTACCGCTTAACTGTACGGTAGTTACTAAATTCAATCGTTTAGGATTTCCCGCGTCAATTTCAGCGATTGTACTGTCTTTCGCAGTTTCCGGATCACTGATAATCGCATTTAAACCTAAACTATCAAGCATAGATGCAACCGCCGCGACCGCTGTTTTCGGTTTTTTAGCTGAACGATTAACAGTCGGTTGATCATCCGGGATTAATGGAGCGCCATCCCATTCAGCCGTTGCGAAAATTAAATCCAAATTAAATATAATATTTTGTAATTTAACAATATCAACGACAAAACGATAAGCCGGAGTAGGATCGCCCGTTGGGTGATGAAATGTAACCACATCGGATACGTTGATTACGCCGTCTTTAACTTCGATAGTCGAACTACCTTTTTTAACGGCTGAATCACGATCAGCATAATCCCATTGTTCGCCATCGGTACCGGGTACTAAACCGGTGGCATCTTGACTACCATAGTCATGTGGTGGGTTATTATTTGCTACTACAGCGATACGCGCTAACTGACGAGCCGCCGTAACAAAAGGTAAATCATTCGAACCCGGTGCGACGAGTTGTGAATTTGTTTTATCTGTTTTACGAGCATCAGAAACCGTAGTCGCAGCCGCTACCGTTGTCGCAGTATTACCCGTAAATACGATTAATGGTTTACGTACTAATGCACCCCATCGACCGTCGCCGAATGTTGAATATTTACCGAGAGTCGTTGTATCGACAATATCTAAACAATTTAACATCATTGTTTCCCAGACATTACCAACTTGAGCGAGTGCCGCGTCAATATCAGGATTAACTAAACCACCTACAGGTTGTGTAATAGCAAATGAATTACCGACAGTCGTTGACCCAATAACTTCGACGACGATGTCATTTGCGCTTGTACCTTTCCATTTAGAAGTAAAATCGACATCAGTTACACCATCGACCGCGATAATAGGCATTTCTAATACCGCATTAATAGCCGCTGTCATTTTTGCGGTTACGAGTGCAACCGTATCAGTCGTTTCGATAACAAATTCTTCAGAATCAATATTATTAACTCGAACAATGTAAGACGCTGCTTCGGTAGGTGCTACCGTCGGAACCATCGCGCCAGTAGATACAACACCCGCGCCATCATCTTCGAGCGGATAAATAGTCATAGGAATGGTACCAATACCATCACCATTCGAAGGTAATAATTGACGTGCCGCCAAATGAAGCGGGGAGCCGAATCCATAAGTTTCGGCGACTGCTAATGCGCTGGTAAATTCTGCTTTATCAGTAGAATAAACCGCGGCACTATTGCCTTGACCTACGACCGCGACCCGTTGTGGTAAAAATAAAATACCGTCGCGAAGATTTTTAAAAATTGTTTGTATGCCGAGTACACGAGCTACCGCGCTTGCATCGACTGCCGTTGAAATGCCCATGTTATAGATCTCCTATGGTGCCGTGTAATCGTAATCAGCTTCGAGGACGATTTCGCCATCTTCAGCCCGTTTAACATCTACCGAGAGTAATTCTAGCGTTTCCGCTATTACTTGCGGTGAGAATTCATTAAATACTACCCTAAAAGCAATCCTTGCGCCTACTATTTGTTGTATTTGACGCCCATCAATTTGAGGCTGAAACACGGTTATCGATTGCGGCCATCGTTGCCACACTAAACCGCGTAATCCTAAATATGTATATTCTCCGGCCATCAAAATATTACGTACGAGTCGTAATGCTTTTTGTACCTCGTAAGCGGCTTCACGATCACCCGGTTTATGTCCCGCACCATCGTCTTCGCTTACTCCATAACCGTAACAATCGATGTTAAATATACCTTCGGTTTTTTGTCGTTCTTGTATATTACTACCTGATTGATCAAAATTCGAATTATCGTACCATATATTTACAATAGGGCTCGGATCATTTCCTGAATTATTGAGATATTGTTCCCATGGATTCGAACGTTCCGCGAATATCCTTAATTTCCACTCATTCGGGTCTTTTGCTGCGGCGGTGGCTAATGCTTGTTGACTCGCGATTTCAGTTACAAGAATCGCGGCAATTTGATCGCGTATCACTTCGAAATTATCTTGTTTATCGATTAGAGTTTGAATTGTCATATCGAAAATCCATTATTTTTAATCATATTTTCTTTTGCTGTTAATAATTGCAAATTATCCGGCACATGCAAACCCGATACAAATTCGCCTTGTAATGGTATCTCATGATCTACATGATGATCGATTCCCGTTTCTTTTGAAACTCGCGCAGCTATTTTATAAATAAGTTTAATTTCTCGCTTATCTTGTTCCGATAACCACAATGGGGTTCTGTTCTTTTTAGCCGCTTCGCGATTTGCATCATATACATTATATTTATCGCGATTATTTTTTTTATAATTATTATTATATTTTCTTACTGACAATCTGTATTTATCAGTATTACGATATTTTTTTTGTTTTTCTTGTTCTAGTGATGCAAATTCTTTATTTTCTCTACGTTTACGCGCAGCATCACGCATCATTTTTTTATATTTTTCAGTTTTTTTACGTCTTGTATTTGCTTCTTTTCGACATTCATAACATCCAGAATTAGAAACAAGACGTTTAGAAATATGATTTTTAGGACACATTATTCCAGTAAAATAATATTTTAAATTTTGTTCGATAGCTTCTTGTCGTGTAATTAATATCATTATTTATATAATTCCAATAAACAAATAATGATACCTAGCGCACGATCTGGATTTGATTGAGATACTTTAAATTTAAAAGCATTTCCATTAATGTCATTAAATTGGATAATCCACGGTTTAGATCCTGCATCCGCGATGCCTTGCGGTAAAGTTAAACCCGCTGTTATTAACGTAGATATGCGTAATGCTACCGAAGCTAATCGACCTGATACTGCTTGTCCCGTATCAGGATCAATTAATTGACTAATATCGTTCGAATAACCCGTAAAAGGTGGCGGAGTGGTACCGGCTGGATCAGTCACGGTAATGGAATAACCGAAACCATAGGCGCTATCTTCAAGGATAGCGCCGAGGTCCGATTCTGCTATTTCTCGTAAACCCATGATTTATTTTTTAATTACGAAACCACGTTTAACAAGGCTTTGAAGGGTTTTATCGCCTTCAGGTAGATATTTTGCTTTAACTTCATCGCCATCGGCTAAAATACCTTTAAGACTTGTAATTGATTTACCATCAGCGACACGATAAGGAGGTAGCGATTCGGCTTTTTTCTTAGCATCTTCGATTTCTTTTTCCTGACGTGCTTTTGTGGCAGCTTCTTTAGCTTCTGCAGCTTCTTTCGGTGCCGCTTGAGGATCATCGGTTGTTTTAGAAGCTGGTTTCAATTCTTCGAACATTGCTGTTAATTCTTCAAAAGTTTTACCTTCTAAATCAGCATTTTCATCGAGTTCTAAAATTGATTTTTTTAAACGTAATTCTTTTAAAATTGCGTTCATTTCCGCATTATTTTTACCTTCGAGATTGAAATTTTCATCAATTTCGAGAATAGCGGTTGTTAAATCTTTGTTACTAGGCATGATTATTAACTCCCTAAAAAGAGTCGGGGCGTTAACCCCGACTAGTTATTAAATACCAGTATCTAAACAACCGTAAGTATCGATTGCAGTCGGTATCATGATTGGACGTGTACCCGCTTCGACCATCATAGTTTCACCATTCGGAGTGATATAACCGTTCATTTGAATATCGAACGCTTTACCCGGAATACTGATACGAGACGTCAAGGCAGACGGAACGCGTGAATCAGTGGTAATCCGTGGAATACCGCCGAATGCAGCGTCTAAACGACCTGAAGATGCACGAACAACGACTTTATCATCTGGGATGAACTTCGTTGATACGCCCGTTTGTGGGTGCTTATAACGACCGCCATAAGTCCAGATATCATAACTATAGTTACCGATTTCGATAACACCGCGGAAAATACCGCCGTTACCCATCAATTCTAAAGGTACAATACCGTTACCATTAATACGACGATTATCCATACGATCTAATACTGCTTGATCTTGAATGAATAATTCGTAAGAACCTTCACCCATGATTAACATATCAGGATTCGATAACCCATCACCACGAATAACATTAGCTAATGATTCAATATCAGCTAATTTCGTAGATGAAGCACTACTCCACGCTATACCAGCGGTCGGGAAATGAGTTGCTTTCGGTTTATAATCAATCGTATAAACTGCGACACCATTTTCGTCGATTAAAGTAACCGTACCAGTGGTCAACACTTGAGACGATTGATATTCGACGGCGCGTGCGATTTTACGTTGCAATTTTTGACCAAGACGAACACCACGTTTAAGCGCGTTAGCCATGAAGTCAACAGATTGGAACGGATCATCACCGGGCATACGTTTAATTAATGTATGCGCGTTAATTGGTCCCGCTTCTTTATGTACAGGCGGTTTAAAGCCTTTATTCGTGTAGAGGTCTTCACTATTTAAGCGAGCACCCGTGCTCAAATCTTGAATAGCGATCGAGATATCTTCTTCAGTACGAACGATATCGATTTCGACTTCTTCCGAATTATGGAAGTTACGACGCGGAGACTGAAACATCCCCGACAAAAACATAGTCGGTTCGGCATCTTGCTCATAGGCCGCAAGCATCACTTTTGTAGTTGTATCACTCATGATGATCCAGCTCCTTTATTGGTTATCTGGGATGTTGAGTTCATCAACATTCAGAGGGATTAAACCATAATCGCGTAATTGATCGATTACAGCGTTATCGACATTAGAATCGTCACCATCGGCGTCGATAACTAAACGTTCTTTACGGTAAACACCAGAAACACCAGCGCGAACGGCTTCGTCACCAGCACCCGCAGCACTAACCGGATAGGTTAAAATCGCTTTAGGAATACCGTTTTCATTAGTTACACCACCTTTAACGTAGATAACAAGTTTCAAAGAAACACTATCACGCGCAAGGATTGTACCTTCGAGTAAATCGTCAGCACCGGCAAACGTCAGAAGTTCGTCTCGAAATTCTGCATCTTTAACAATAACAGAACCGAGATCGTTATTTGTGATTACTGGATCAGGCATGATTATCTACTCCCAATTCGTTAGCTAATGCGTCCGCGACTGCTTTTTCGTGCTCGTCGTCAGTTTCGGTCGCTTCAGTTTCGAGATCGTCTTCGCTTTCGCTCGCACGATCACTCGCTGACTGACTGTTCATACCAGCCGCCATATACTTAGCGTTAATAGATGCGGATAATTCCGATCCATCTTCAATACACGCGACAGCGAGATCCATATCTTTCGAGGCTTTACCCATCGTAAGATGTGCTTCCACGCGTTCGCGTTCCTGTTTAACACCTTTGTCCACGCCTTCCGCTTCAATTTGAGCGACTAGGGCGGGGTGTTCTGCTTTTAGAGTTTTTAGGTCCATTTCGGCCCCCTGTTGTTGTCCACCGCCCACGGCGGCACTAGTTTCGGAAATATCGCTATTTCCATTAATGGTATCACTATTACTAGTAATACCGTTATCCTCGTCATCATCTAATGCAGGTTCTATCGCTACATTGGTGATAACTTTATCAATCATACCGACTTTTACGGCGTCGGGCTTGTCTGAATCAGGGTCTTGAGCAATAAGCATACCACCTTGACCGAAATTTTCTATAACATCTTGTTCAGTAGTGCCCCGACCTTCTGTAATTTTTTGAATAAATACCC